TTCGGGCAAATCCTGCTTGGCCACGTGTACAACTATCGTATCGTAAATCAACCCGTCAATATCCTGCCCCATAATTTCAACATGTTGCTTGTCTGTAAGACCTTCTGCCACCGCATAGCACCGCGTACCGTTTAGGTTGTGTACTTCAGCAAATTCATTTGAATTGATAAACACCTTTTCAATATCATTTTGCACAAAGTCTTTAAATCCCATGTCTATTCACCTAAGAAATCGATAAGTTGTTCGCGAGTAGCGTCTTCTGGAACTTCTAAATGTTCAGCTTCAACCATTGCACGAAGAGCAGCATCGGATAAAAGCCCTAAATTAATATCCGCATCACATGCAAGAATATCTGTAATCATGCTCGCCTTTGTTGCTTTACTAGCAAATTCTAGCCCGATAGACTTTCCATAGTTGGAAATCTCTTCATTTGTCATAACTGCAAGCGCTACTGCGAATGAATCATCTTCGCCGTCTTTACTATTATCACCGCTAACTGCAACCACAGCGCCTAATTCAATTAAGCGCTGTTCTTCTTCCGCAGTTAAATCGGAGATAATCTCACCGGGATTATATACATAATCTCCAGTATTGATTGCGTGCTTAGCTTGTACTGGCATAAGTCTTACCCCCTTTAGATTAGATTAGATTAGATTAGATTAGATTAGATTAGATTAGATTAGATTAGATTACAATACGTCCGCTACGAAGTAAGAATCTACATCGAATGGGACATAAATAGGGCGAGATTGCAATTCTAAGAATGCTGCATCTGGATCACGTGTAACCAATCGGCGCATTACGTATTCGCCTTCATAAGTTACGAAATCCATTCCTTCGCCAGGGATAATTGTATTCGCACCATATAATTTAGTGAATTTGGCCATATCAGAAGCTACCAACAGTTTACCTGCAGGTACCATTTCTTTTTCTTGGCCATCAGTTGGGTCTACATAGTAGTTATCATATGTAAATACATTGCATTGAATTTGACCACCCATGAAACCAACATAAGTCGCGCCTTCTGCCATTTGTTCAAATTGTAAAAGACCCATTTCTGTACGACGATTATCAAACAACGCTAAGATTTTTTTATCGGAAAGCATTACTTCTAACGTTTCGGAGTTCATGACTAAGGTATTCGGATTAAAGCCAGATGCTTTCAAGCATTTCTTTTTCCATTTAATAATGTTGGCCACGATTTCTGCTGCGGATTGTCCCCAGCGTGCGTTACCAGATAATGTTTCTTTGTTTGTGAAGTTAAAGTCCACTACGTCGTCAATGCCTTCGCCTTTAATGTGTGCTTGACCATTAAATAAAACGTCTGCCGCCATAACTTCTTGGGAGCGCACCAAATTGTCTTTCAACTCTTGTGTATCTTGTGCCAAAAGTTGAATCGCACGTTCTTCAGGAGATACTGTACCTGCGAAAGGTTGTTCACCAGCTAAACGGACCTTGATATCATTTTCAGTGATAGCTCGTTTTTCTTTCTTTTGAGCTGGTTTATAAGTAGTTGTAGTTACACCTGTGCGTTGGGATAATGGCGCAGTAGAATTTGGTGCTACCCAAGGTGTAATAGTGCGGCGACCTTTTACAATGTCAAAAGAAACAGTTTCAGATAAGAATGTTTTTGTATCTTTGAAGAATAAGTCTTTTAAAAAGGATGGCACATCGGGAGTACGACGAACCACCGCTGCAAGTGTTTGAGGTGTGTAAATATTATCCATGTGTCCTCCTTATTAACGGAAATAAATGTTGCGGGCTTCAGCTTTAGCTGTGAAGTCTTCCGCTTTTTTACCAGATTTGAATACTAAATTAGCTGTAGCAAATTCACCTGTTACAGCAATTTCTGCTACTACGTCACCTTTCGTAGCATCGATATCAGCCAAGGCTACGCCGTATACATCAGCGTCCGCGCGTTTAGCTTTTTTAGAAGTGGCTTCGATTTCTAATACTGTACCTGCTTTAATCACAGCAGCGTCCTGTCCGATTGTTACCTTTTTAGTAACGACTGGCATTTGAGTACCAGCAATTAGAGCTTTGTACTCTAACTTTTGTTCTTCCACGTATGGCATATGTTCTGCCCTCCTTATTTTTTAACACGTGCTTTCATAACACGGTCCACGATTTTCATTGTTTTGTCAGCTTCGTCGATATCTTCATCCAACACTTGACCAGGGACAGTGTTAACTTTATTGGATGCGTTATTTGCATCTTGAATCATTCGTTGAAATTGATTTGTTTGTTCAGATGGTTCTGGTTGTGGCATATTGAGTAATTCAACAGCTACATCTTGAACCGTAGCGTATGTTTCATATTTAGCGCGATTAACCACTTCTGCTCGCGCTTCGTTATTAATCCCATCAAGGGCTTGTAAACGGGCACGTTCAGCAGCAACGCCGGCATTAAATACTTCGTCATATACTTCCGCATAGTCTGTACGCAACAATTCAGCAGTTACTTCCATTGGTTCTTCTCCTTTCTCTTCATATTTATCAACAGGCAATCCTTTGAGTACTTCCATACTCATTGGTAAACCATTGACAATTAAGTCAGTACCTTTACGGCAAGCAACCATTTGTAAAGACTCGTCAACACTCGTACAGAAACCTTTTTCTAAAGCTTCCCTTGCCGTTAACCAAGTTTCTTCATCCATCATAGTTGCAATTTCTTCACGAGTTAACCCAGTGCGAGCCTCGTAAATATCGATAAGGTTTTCTTTAGTTTTGCGTAACGATTCGGCGGCTTTTTCAAAATCATCTGCTTCACCAAATGCATATGAGCTGGGGTTATGAATCATCATTTCGCTACCTAGAGCCATATGAATTTCATCACCCGCCATTGAAATAATAGAGGCAATAGATGCCGCTAGGCCCTCGATAATAACAGATTTCTTATTTTGTAAAGCGCGCAATCGGTTGTAGATTGTAACGCCTGCTGATACTTCGCCGCCTACAGAGTTAACATGTAGAACAATGTTTTGCGATGGATCCAATCCTTGGAGTTGTGATAGTACGTTAGAAACGCCTGTATCTTCACCCCAATAATCGGCGCCGTTCATAACTACGCCGTAAATATCGACGTCAATCGTCTCTGCTTCCTGAATCTGATTCAGTGGAGTTCGAATTTTGAACTGAAATTTGTTGTCCTTGTTCATGCAACAATCCTCCTTCATCCATAGATTGGTGTTCACGAATACGTTGTGGTAAGATTTCATTTTCATAATCCATGCCTGTGAGCTCTGCGGCTTCTTTAGCACGAGTACTAAATGCATTCTTAACACGAATTTCTGCCGCAGTAGCTTCCTTCTCTGGGTCTAATTGACCTTGTGAAGGTCCATACCACTCAGCACCTAACCACGCTTCTCGAATAATTGGGTCATCGAAAAAGCCTGGCGCTTCAATGCGACCTAACAGAATAGCCATAGTTAGCCACTCTTCGTAAATAGGATTGCAAAATTGAGTAATAAATTCGGAACGTTGCATTTCAACAGATTTCCAGTACTCAAGTAACGCCGCCCTTGATGCGGAGTAACTTTGGCCAAAGTGCTTAACAAGAATTTCATAAGGAATTTCAAGTGCGGCGCCTACATGACTAATAAGAGATGATGTAAAGTCCGCAAAGCTTGTTGGGATTGGTGTTTTTTCCGCAACACTAACCTTTTCACCTGGTGCTAATACATTGACCGTGCCGTTGCCTAATTCGATTGTTTCATCGTTTTCGGAATCAACTTGATCCTCCTCATCGATACCAGTCCCAAACGCCATATCATCTGGGGCCTCTGATTCGATGAAGATTGCCATCAAGGCATTAACTAATACCTTCATAACCTCCGCATCATTGTACCGGCTAAGAACTTTCAAATCCTCAATTACCGGAGATAGTATTGGAATACCCCGCAGCTGTCCACTACGCTCAATCGTCATAACCTGAATAATATTTCGCCTTCCGGTTTGTGTACCGTACTTCGGAATATATGTGTAGTCGTGATCATCATTAAAAGCGTTATATAGCTTATTTAGCACATAGAACCCAACGGCCGCACCGTATTTATTAAACTTAACTCCGTGAATTACATCGTTATTCTCATCTTCTTCGCGCCCTATATATTTAGGCGGAGAAGCTACGAGAATCGATTCAACAATCTGTAACCGCAAAGGGTAAGGGTTTTTATCCATTCGATTAATTAGTAGTGGTAAATTTACAAACGCATCGCCGTATAAGAGCTTTTCATAGTATGCTAACGCCTGAATCCCGTAGAAGTCAGTTTGCTCTCTTGCATCACAGTGCTTAGCCCACATTGCGAATTCACGTTCAGTCTTACGTTCCCATGCGTTCTTTTCGTCAAATGTTAGGCCTAATTCCTCAAAGCGAATATTGGCTTTGAAACGTAGGCCAGGACCAATGACGTTAGTCTTATTGGTTTTTAACGCGCCTGCTGCAATAGGCGTTCCTTGCTGCAGGTCTACCGACCTTGCTCGTAACATTCTAAAATTAGCATCGATATCATGCCTTGCATCTTGGGAGTTAACCTGATATCCTTTAGCGCTAGATTTAAAACTATTTGCGCCATGATTAGAATAACCAGAGTTTGTTTTACTTCCAGAATATTGCGTAGATTTATGTCTGCCTGCTGCAGTTTTCATAAACGACTTCTTACGTTTACTCATATATCACGCGGAATGACACGGTATGCACGACGTCGAGGTCTATTTTCAAGTCTTGCTACTTCATTTCGCCAAAAGTTGATACGGTCCTTTACCTCTTGCACATTGGCACGAGTTAACCGACGATTACCAATGGTGTATTCCTTACCGGTTGCTAGTGCTAAATCAGCATCTAACCACGCCTGTAAATGCTCTTTTGCCTCATATATTGTCCATTCTGCCATCCTTTCACCTCCTTTCACGCATTAAAAAAGCGCCCATACTGAGCGCTTAGACTTGTGCCATGCATAGATTGGAATACCATACTTATTAAAGCCTGTGTTTCCACATCCGTATGGCACAATATCTCCATATGTTTAATATCATGAGCTGATATATTTAATCCTTGCCTATATTTATATAAGAATTCAGGCATTGCCTTTTCTACCATCAAATATAAATAATAAGGGATTACGTTTCTCGGTCGAATTACTACATATTTAGCATCTACTTCTTGCGCAGTATCTAAATATAGTAATTCACCTTTGCTCGCAGATACTTGCAAGCAAATACAGCCCGGGGGATATATTTGATTCTTCTTAGGCCGTCCCAGTATATCAGCAACTTCCGTAATTTTAATTCTTTTGTAATTTTTTAACATTACACAAACATCTTTTGAAGTAAATACTTTTTAACATCTTCTATTTTTTTTACCACAGCTTCTTGCTCCTCAACTGTACACGCGCTATCAGAGGATACCAAAAATTCTGTAAATTCTTTTACAAATTCATCATGCTCTTTCTGCGCGTCAGGATCTGTACAGACTAATTGCTTTAACATCTCCGCAATTTCTAAGCCCAACGTCCGACTTTCTCGATTAATTTCGTTTAAGTCCTTAGCAAGCTGTACCGCATCTGGTATTTCTTCGGGTTCGAAGCTGTCAATGTAGCGTGGAATATTCAGATTATAGTCATTGTCTAAAATAGTAGACATGCTAACATTACTAGAATATCGCTCTATATCTGCTCTGTCCTTGTACGCTTTAATGACTTTTTTCACCTGTTCGGCGGTCATTATATTCTTGCTCTTGTTCTTAACGAAGTCTTTTTGCGCATCGATAAATAATACGTCTTTATTAGCACGATTTTTCTTAAATACCAATATACACACAGGTATACTTGTATTTGTAAACAGATTAGAAGGTAGCCCTATAACGGCGTCAAGTAGATTATTATCAATAAGCTTACGTCGTATATCACCCTCCGCCTGCCCTCTAAAAAGTACGCCGTGTGGCAAAATAAAAGCCGCGGTACCTGATGCATTCAGCGAATATAGTCCATCCAATATAAAGGCAAAATCCGCTTTACTCTTTGGTGCTAATTTATAGCCTTCAAATCGTACATCCATTTGTGGAACCCAGGATTGACTGTACGGCGGATTGCTAATCACGTTGTCATATTTTTTACTCTCTAGCGTATCCACTTTAGATACTTGGCCAAAGCCAGACGCCGCAGATTCCACCTTATAGTATGCGAGCTCTTCACCAGTAAGAACATTCTTCTCTACGACTTCCGCATCGGCATTGGCTATTAACAGATTAAACAACATAAAAGCCATCGCATTTTTTGAATACTCTTCGAGCCTTAGTGTCACGGTATTATCCGACTTAAATTTAGCCAAAGATAATCCGCCTATCCCGGCACACACGTCGCGAACATCTCCACCAGGGGTAATACCTCCGATTATATCCAGCACACATTGTGGCGTGTAATCTTGCATATAATTTTTTCTATCCGCGCTATGTTCTTCAAATTCGGCAAGTAAAGATTCATACGAATAATACGGCTTTATCGACTTTAACAGCACAGAACATGTATTCGAATCTAACAACGCCCTTATTAGGGCTGTAGGTATTTCGTGCATTTCACGAATATTTAATTCTTCCATAATCCTTTGTAGGATTGTCATAATCGTATTCCCCCACCTCTAGCACGTCTCCTGGTTCTTGTCTTTGACGTATTCCCCACTTTGACTACACGAGTTGTATTCTGATAAGGCGTGTAATCCTCTTTACTACTCCGAGCCTCCAATGCTTCGAAGTTCGGGTTTATAATAGTGATGGCAGCTTGATTGTAGTTTCTAATATCAAACGGTTCATTTCTTTTGCGTCCAGGGCGTAGCACCCATTGCTCTTTAAAATGGCCATTAACTAACTTAGATACTTTCATCTCCGCCAATAGCCCTTCAAAGTATTTTTTCCCATACCCTTTTTCATGGTCTTTTGGGAAATGGCAATACCTGGGTTGTCCTTTTTCTTGATTCAAGTCGCTATAAATTTGTTCCTTGCCGGTATCTACACCAAGCTTAAAGAGCTTAGTCTTGTACTTTTTTAACCTAGTAGGCAAGCCGTCAATCAAATCTTTGCCGGCGCCGCCTACACCTTTAATAGGGTAAACGCGCTTATGCCATCTAGTTGAACAGTACTTATATACTGACTGGGTCTTACTACCGCCTGAGTCGATGCACGTAACGGATACGCCACGTTTTCTACCATCAGCATAAGACCATGTTCGGTTTAAAATAATGTCGTCTAATTCTTTCCACACGGCATCATAAGCAGGATCTCCATATAGTCTGAAGTATTGTATACCCCAGCTCTCATAGTCTTTTCCCCAACCTACAATTTCGCATTCCAAGCGATCATCCTGCGTATCTACACCACATGTTAAGAGTAATACGCCGTCTGGCAACTCTGCTCCGTAGTCCTCTCTACGTTCATAGAGTTCTTCAGACTGCAGTGTTTCGGTATCCTCTTCATAAGGAATACCCATTTCAGTGTTAAAGAATGTCTTAACGCCAGCCGTTCCGAGTTTAGTGGCTTCCTCGTATTTATCTTGAAGTTTCCACCAAGATGCCCAAGGTGAACCAAAAGCATTCATATGAAAGCTACGGCAATTATACTTTTTCAAATTCTCCGGAGCTTCAGCAATCCATTTGCCTTCGCGGTAGAGTTTTTTCCATTCGAATTCCTCAGATAATGTTCCGCAATGGTCACAAGCCAAGTAGTACTTTCCTGTATCTTCATCGGCGTGAAATTTATCCCAAGATGGATACACGTACTCACCACACACTGGACACTTAATATGCCATACTTCTTGCGTCCCGCCTAGATACAATTTCTCTATCCGGCTAGTGCCTTTGGCCAACGGCGTAGATGCGTATACGTGTTTTCGATTATAGAATGTATTAGTACGCTTTTCTGCCAGGCTCAAGGGGTCGCCTTCAGTTCCTGCTGAGGCAGGGTAGCGGTCAATTTCGTCCGCTAGTAATACACGAATTGGCCTCGATGCCAAATCGGCTGGAGCATTCGCACCAACCAATGTGAGATAGCCACCTGGAAACGTCTTATTCAATACTGTATTGCCACTGTCCCGAGATTTTACATCGGCCATTTTATCGTTAAGTACTTTCGTGTCACGAATAAAGGGAGCAATACGAGTTTTCGAAAACTCTTTTGCTATATCTTTTGTAGGTTGCATGAACATAATTGGCGATGGGAAATAATCAATAAAATAACCCAACACATTTTTAATGAGCTGGGTTTTACCGATTTGCGAGCCGGTCATATATACTACTTTCTCGACGTCTGGGTCACTCACCGCATCAAGCATTTCTTTTTGATAAGGTGCTCTATCGGTGGAATACTTCCCTGGTTCGGCACTATCCTCTGTGGAAAGCACCACGTTAGCATTCGCCCATTCAGAGGCAGTAAACTTTGGTGGTGGTTTTAGTACACTTGCTATCCCTTTAAATAAGTTGCACGTGTGTTTCACTCACTTTCACCTGCCTCGTCTTCGTCCACAACAATGTCATCGGACTCATCGTGGAACATGTTTGGATCGTATTCAGATAATTCTGTTAGACACTCGTTTACCTCATCAAGAAGTGTGTCTTGAATAGCTAACAGGTTTGTTTCTCCCAATACTTTAGGTGCCGCTTTTAACGGCAAAGCCTGGAGCTTACTTTTAAAGTTATTCAACATTCTATTCATTACAGCTTTAACGGTATCAGAGCGGTGCAATTCACCATTCATAATCTTCAGTTTGTTTTCTTCAATCATCCGTTTGGTTCGAGTTAACAGAGTTCGTTCTGCGTCATATCCACCTTCACGAGCTTTTTTTTCGAGTTTGCTTTCTCCGGTTTTATACGAAACAAATGCTTGTACTGTCTTCGCAATATCATACTGTCCGCGTTTTTCTTTTTTGAAGATACCATCTTCCGTCAATTGCTGGACTCGCCGAGAGCTGATTCCAAGTACTTTTGCTACAATTTTAGATGATACTAATTCGTCAACTATTGATACGTTTGTCACAGTCTCGCCTCCTCTCAAAAATTGACCGATTTTGAAGCCGAACAGCAGTTCGGAAAAATGACTAACTAGCGATTTCGCGGGGTTCGGATGACCCACGCAAAATATTTTTTGTTTGGAGTACCTTAAGGGCCCCGGGTATGTGCGAGTGCCTAACCCCCATACATGCCTCCACTCCAATGTTGTTTACGTGAATGTTTCATTACATTTCTTGCAAAACTCTTAGATTTGCAATTACCTTTACCGCCGAGAACAATAGCATTGGCAGTACATTTATTGTGTTTGTTGTTTAAGCAGTCTTTAACATGACAAGTAATTTCTGCCATACTATTTTCTCCTTTCTGTTAGCAGTTAAAGCATGTGTAATTGTTTATAGGTTTATTTAATACAGACTTAATCAATATCATCATAGGTAAGTTGTTATAGTTAAGTACATAGGTTTTATTGTTAGTTGTGTAGATTAAGTGTGTTCTTATGTTAGGATAACATCTACGAAACGTCGCGATTTTTTTTACAGCCCCGAAATAATATGAAAGGATCATATTTGCCTAACGAGTAGGCCCTCCCCTATGATGATATTGATTAAACCTGCATAACAAGAAAAGGACGCCAGATATGTTTGGCGTCCTTTTCTTGTTCATTTCCAGTGAAGTTTCCCAACTTTCACACTTACAGTATACCACATGTCGATGTACTGTTTTGTATCGTTTTGTACTGTTCACGCTTTTTCAATCTAGTCCTTATCTGCCCTACCTCTGCTAAGGCTCTGTCATGTAGCTCTCCGCGTACTCGTGCTTCACTGTAGTATAAAATTTGTGCCAATTCTTTCCAACTTCGGCCTTGTACATATCGCTCTGTCAAGAGAACTGCCAGCTCATTTGGCCTTACCTGACTAATCACCCAACGAACTTCGGCCTTAATATTTTTGAGTCGCTCAATCTCTCTTCGTTGCTGTTCGACACATTGCTCAATACCTACTACGATATTTGATAAGTCGCTACAACTGCCTCCGGATATTCTATCCTTGCTATAATCGGTAGCTGACAGTGTATCCGCTTTACGTTCTATTTGTGCTTCGATGTCACGATTAATAGAGTCGATCCTATCATCAATCCGTAATATCTGAAGCATGTACTCTTTATCAGTCATTCACAAGTCCCCTTATTTCCACCACCGTTAATTACTAACTCCTTTTTCAAGTGTACGGATATACCGATTGAGATACCATTGTGCTTTTTTTAGGTCCTCTACCTTATCACCTTTGAACCCAGCACGCGCTACATACTTAACTACATTTCCTAAATGGTAAGGTAATTGTTGATCTTCGATGAAATCGATTACTTCGATATTACCACGTGTGTAATGTGAAGGGTGATTAACAACATCGTGTTCGATATTAGATACTTTAACAGGTGTCACTATCTTCGCCTCCTTAATTGTCGCCTTGCTTGTAGCTGGCTTAGCTTCCATATGTTTAGTAATCGTAGCTATAATTTCCTGCTTGGCCACTTCTTCTTTTTGTAATTCATGGCTCACCTTCTTAAGCTTTTCCACTTTAGACTTTTTGGCGTGTTTAGCTGCACATTCTGGGCAATATTTTGGCGGTCGCCCAGGTCTACTTGCAGGTACAGAAAATTTAATGCCACAGTCTTCACACTTTGTAGTTTTAAGGTCCTGTTTTACTTTCAGCGTAGGAGGCGTCATAACCTTCATACAATCAGGACAGTACTTTTCGTCCTTAACTAATGTATACTTCTCGCCGCATCTGCTGCATTTTCTTTGCATAGTTCTACTCCTTATACAATTCTTTACGATATTTAATAGCTTCAAGTAGTGCATCTTGCCCTACTTCTTTACGTTCTAACGCTTTCATGACTTGCTCGTCCATCGTTCCTTTGGTAACTAGATGATGGATAATCACTGGTTGTGTTTGTCCTTGCCTGTGAAGTCTCGCATTAGCCTGCTGATATTGCTCTAAGCTCCAAGTTAATCCGTACCATACGATAATATTTCCACCTGCTTGTAGATTTAAACCGTATCCTGCCGATGCGGGATGGGCAAGTAACATTTGGATATTGCCTTTATTCCACTCGGCTACATCATCATCGGTTTTTAACTCTACCGCTTTAGGAAATGCTTCCTTAATCGCCTGCAGGTCGTGCTTGAAGTTGTAGAATACTAGCATTGGTTTTCCTTCGTTGGTATCTACTAATTCTTTTAATCGCTCTACTTTTTCGTTGTGGACAATAATAGTTTCGCCATCGTCGGTATAAATGGATCCATTTGCAAGTTGTAATAGCTTACTCGTCAGTGCTGCTGAATTCAAAGCGCTCACGTCGTCTGAATCTATTAGGCTCAATACGTGAGTGTACTCCATTATTCTATATAGCCCATACTCCTTGGGACTCATTTCTACCGTGATTATATTTTCGATACGTTCAGGTAGTGTAAGATAGTCTTTAGCTTTTAAGCTCATACAGATATCTTGCATCTTACCGAATATCGCTTTATCACCACCCGGTAATAGTCGATAGCTATACACGATATGCCCGTTTGTTTTATCGGGAGTAAAATATCGTAATCGATACTCGGTAAGGGTTTTACCTAGTCGTTCACCGCCATCTAACAAATACATTTGCGCCCATACATCCATTAACGTATTCGGTGCCGGTGTACCAGTTAAAATGACTACTCGTTTGAAGAAAGGCCTCATTTTACGCAGCGCCTTAAATCGTTTAGCCTGTGGATTCTTAAACGATGAACTTTCATCAATGACAAGCATATCAAAGGGGAATTTCCGCTTTGGTTTTTCAAAATAGTAGTCATACAGCCATTGCACATTCTCACGGTTTATTACGTAGATATCAGAATCACTTTCAAGGGCTTTGGTGCGGTCCTTTTCAGAACCTAAAACAGATGCTATTGTAAGATGGCTTGTCTCACTCCATTTTTGAGTCTCCTGCGCCCAGGTTGACTCTGCTACCTTCTTAGGTGCTATAAGCAGTACTTTCTTAATATCAAAGTAGTCATACATTAACTGCTCGATGGCAATTAATGTGGAAACAGTCTTACCTAAACCCATATCGAGTAACAGTCCGTAGTGTGTATGATCAATGATTCGCTGGATGGCTATTTCTTGGTATTCGTGCGGATGAAAGTTCATGTATTACCCTTTCCATATCATCTACAAATAACTTAGCTTCTATCATTCCTGTAATCACGAATACTAACGCACCTTGTTTACGTAATCTAGCAACTTGTATTCTTTGATTAGCCATCAATACGCCCTTTTTATCTTTGAGTTCTACGAATATGACACTGCCTCCAGGAAGTACTACTATTCGATCAGGTACACCATCATTTCCAGGTGATACGAACTTCATATATATACAACCCAGTTTTTTAAGTTGAATTCCTAGCCAACGCTCAATGTCCTTTTCTATTATTCTCACCTCATTCTCAATAAAATAATCGGCAACACGCCTGAACCTATATGAATACTGGCTTCATCGGGGTTGTGTTGCCGATATTGCCGTTTTTTTTCGTAAACATATATATACGCGTATTCGTGTTTTTTACGTGTATGTGTATGCACACCATTATTCATATATTTATTATTTATTATTAATAGTAAATAATAGGAAACATTGGCAACAAATAGTATTTAACTCAGCGTATATCTGTGCTTTCCGTGTTGCCTATTTTGTTGCCTTACATGTTGCCGTTGCCGATTATTTACTTTATATCAAAATTTATCGATGTATAGAGTTGTATAAAAATTATTTCGATTTTTTTGATATTATAAAAATTGCTAATCGGCAACAAAAATCGGCAACACTAATTTTTGCGATTTTTGGCTACCGTTTTGGCCGTATTTTGGAGAGTGCTATTATCTCTAATAAACGCTCTTTGCACACCGTACAATTTCCCAAATCGCATCTTCCCAACGCTCTTGGAATAAGGACTCCACCCTTTAATAGCTTGCAAAATGTCAATGATTTCTCTAGCCTTTGCGTTCTGCAGGTTCTTCCTGTCCCCCTCCATCACTTCACACCATATCTCAAGGGCACACACCCTCTCCCGCTGCACTGAACCACAATGATCGTCATCGCCATAATTCCTGATATAATCGCGTCTATCAAAGATATCAAGCGACTCCCAGTTCTCAGGTAATAACATATCAAGGTATTCTTCAATAAGGCCTACTAGTTCACCACCTTCTGTGTGTGATAATTGAATTCTAAGGGCTTCTTCTTCGAGTTCCCCTTCAAGAACCAAGGATTCACCTTCGGACCAATAGTAATACGCTTCTGCCCACAATTGGTCTATGTCCTCTTTTGATAGCTCCCAGGCGTTCTTAGTTTTACGATCTTTGTCACCTGTGACTGGCCAGAATCTGCGGTTACCGGTTCGGTCCTTAAGGAACATAAGATTATTAGTGGAGCCTGCGAATACACACTGGCGAGGGTACTCCTCGGTGCGTCTCCCATACGGTGAGCGGAAGCGGTCAGAGGTACGGCTGATAAAGGCTTTAACGATTTCATTGTCATTCTTATAGGTAGGCGCGAGTTCCGCGAGTTCATTAATCCAAGAGCCTTGAATTTGTTCTAGGGCATCTTTGGTTTTGATATCCACGAGTGAATTATTGAACCATTTACGGCCTAACCGCTCCAAGATTAACGATTTACCAAGACCTTGAGAGCCATATAATACGATAGCTGTATCGAACTTAACACCTGGGTTCATGACACGTGCTACAGCGCCGCACATCCATTTACGTGTTACCGCTCTGATGTATTCGGTATCCTCTGCTCCAATATAATCAATGAAGAGAGTATCGACTCTACAAGTACCGTCCCAGGATACGCCAGTTAAATACTCACGCACGGGATGGAATTTATTATCTTGCGTGACTTCCTGTAGGGCGTCATCGATAATACCTTTACCCTTGATCAGATATTTTGTAGCGAAGTAATTCCGCAAGCACGCATCGTCCGTATCGGTCCAGTAAGGAGTTTCGTCCTTACCGCGCCAAGGTAAATCGTCAGTTACAACTAACCGATGTGCAAATTCATCGAGGCGAATACGCCCTTTTAACGCAGGGTCGTATTTAAGAACTACTAAGCAGTTGAATACGTCAGACTCTGGTGTACCTCTGCGGTCACGTTTGAGCTTTTCGAGGAAGTCCTCTTCGTCTTCCGTGATATCCTCGAAGTCCATATCCGCCATGCGTTCCTTATCGAGCAAAATTGGTGCTGCGCCGTCATCGTTAACAAAATCTATCATAGCTTTGTAGCTTGGTAAATCCGTTACTTTTGTTTGTGGATCCGCGTCGGTATCTTCAGCGCCAAATAAGTGAATACGAACAAGGTCAAAGGCGTTAACGAGCTTACCGCTGATAGGGTCAGTCGCATGGTTGGAGTAAGCGAAAGTGTCATTATCGTAAATGACAAGACCGGCTACTGAGCTGCCTCCGGTATACGTGTACCGGTCCTCAACTTGTGTCGGTTCATAGACTTCAGGGAGAAACTTATGTATCGCTTCTGTGATACTGTAGCTCCTACAAAAGGCGCCAAGTAAGCCCTTTTTCTCTAATGGGTTACCTTGCTTCTTGGCCGCATCAAGGCGAATCTGTGACTCCTTACTCGATGTTGGCCAAAGGCTCGTATCACGCCAGTCTCTGTACGTATTAAGATATTGATCAACAGAAACTAAGCTACCTTCGCTGTGCTGATATACATATTCCACATCCTTTGGACAACTTGGCCAGTACATCAGACGTTCTGCCTGGTGCGTGGACGGGTCAAAGGAGTCAATGCCGATATCATCAGCGATACGTCTTGATACAGCTTGGTACTCATCTGGAGTCATCGCTCTATCAACAGGAATGATGATGCGATAGCGAGGATTATCGGTAGTATGGCTGTGTGTACTATATAGTACGTACTCCATGCCGCCTAATTCCATATCTAGGTCTAAGAGAAAATCTTCACTAGGTGAATCCGCATCAAGCGTGATTAAATATCGCTCTTTAACAGCGCCTCTAACCCGTCTACCATTTTTAGGGATATAGCCACCAACAAAACCGCCGACGTCTTTCTTTTGGCCTTTCTCGGCTTTAGACATCTTGGCGTATTCAGCAGCTGTTTCATTTGTTACAGTAGGCTCGGCCAATTTCTTGGCCAAAGCACTCCAAGTCATTTTCTGAGACTTCCAGCTACGGGCGGAGCGACTTTTGCCCGTAGCTATTATGATATTTGTATCCATATGTTACATCGCTCCTCCCTTCGCAAAATGGATGTCCCCTAAATATTTAGGTACTTGTAATCGATGCTTTTTAATCCATTGGCATACAGCATAATTAATGTTGTGATTATCTCGTACACCTCTGTTGTTTTTTAGCTTAGCCTGGTGTATTTCCACAAAACCATCTGAATCTTCTGTAGGGTTAACTTCAATACACGCTACTGGCCGACTGTTTTCAAATACGCCAACAATAGCACATTTTTGCTCTTTAACTTTTTCTACATAGGTACCCACACAATTATTGAGTTGAACGCCTAGTCGAATTATGTCGTGTGTTGTTTTAACCACAGTAAAATCTAGACCACCAACGGAGTCTATTAGTTTTTTATGGAGCAAGCTGCGCTGTACAGTAACATTTTCTGCTTTTTCAAATTTGGATATACACACAATCTCGTCATGCAGATCCTTAATTTGAATACGTCTAGCCCAAATCTCTTTCTTCCTAGCTCTTGATAACCGGTTATACATATCTGCAGTATCTTTTACTTCCGAATAGGAGTCAGCGTTTTTTAAGAATAATAGGACTCGACGTTCACCGTATTGGTGACGCATAATCTTAAGAAAAGCAGTAACAGTAAGCAAAGCTTGCCCATCATTCCATATTGGCCATGATTGGATATACCCGGTTTTTCCGCCTTCCTCTGCCACAAGGTCCGTGAATGCTTTCTGATAATCCATGCTTTTGAATATCTTGCTAGCAGTTTGGATCACTTTGATATAAAAGAAAGGACGGACGGTTAGTAATTTTCTAACCCAGCGTTTATCCGGTACTTTATAAAGCTGTATCAGTGCTTTGATAAACGGTACGCCAGCATTAGTTAACTCAGTAATAGCTAAAGTACTTGTTAAATTAGACCCGAAAGGCCTGAAGTAGGAGTCATGGTCTCTAACTAGCTTGTCATTTAATGCAGGCGCATCAGGCGCGTGCATTTTCCACACTAGATTATGGAGTAAGTTATCAAGCGCACCGTATCTGGACGATAGTAGTACACCTTGTCTGATAGGTTTAACTTTGTAGCCTACCCGTTTTGACAACTTAGTAAAGTAAGCTTGTTTTAGTACCTTAGCAAAATTTTGTAACTCCTTTTTATGTTGCGACAATCGACAATTAGGAGTTGCTACTAGCCAATATAAGGGTAATGATTTTGAGTGAAACACCGATATATTGGGGTCGATTTCTGATATTATATCGGCGCGAGTGCGTTTCTTTTGAACTAAGAACACCTTTCTTTGTTTGAAATCGAAGCGTAATATATCGATAAGATGCGGCTTGTATCCAGGGTAGATAGATTGTGTATCGTTATCGACATGGACTGTGTGGTAGTCGAATTTAACATCAAGAATTGTTCCTCGATCAATAACCGATAATTCTATATCTAGAGGAACATTAGCGGCACCGGAAGCATCAGCTACACAATCACCGTCCGCACCTCTTGTGCGAATGAGTTCTCCGCATTGCGGGCAATAGAACTCAGTTGATATATAAGGGTCTACTATTCTACCCATTCCCGAAGATACTGAGGGCCACAAGCAGGCAAATGATTGACCACAATCTACGTGGTAATGTACAGCAGGTGACCAAGAGTTCACTTGCTTGCGCCGTACTAGGTCATACAGCTTGTTAACTGATAAACTAAATAATACCTTCATAAGGCGCTATCCTTTCATCTATAACAAATCGTCTAAATCATCATCTTCAGAAGTTTCCTCAACTACTTGGGTTTCTTCAACCGGTAGTGTTTCTTCTACAGGTGCTTCTTTCTTCTTAGATACGCGTTTACGTTTTGGCTTTTCTTCAGTAGTAGCTTGTTCTTCTTTGGGAGTATCTTCTACCACTGTGCTTTCTTCCGTTTTAGGCGCCTCTGCTTTTTTACCATTTAAAACCTTAAGGCCTAAATCACAAGCGGCGATACAACCTTCACAGTATGCCATAGCAGAGTCTTTGCGTTCACTTGCAGGCGCTTCTTTTACGAGTTCATACAAACCGTCAATAGCTTCACGTTGTTGTTGAATTTGTTGTTTTGTAAGTTTCATAAGAATTATCCTCCTAATCCTTCATATAGTAAGGGTTTTCAAACCCCGCTGCGTTTAATATAAGGCCCTCGTTCCAGGACTCGGGTTCACACATAATATTGATTACTTCATCTAAACTGCCTTCGCCTATAGGCGCTTCGATAACCACTTCGTCGTGGACATGGGCTACAATCTTGTAACCAGCTTTAGAGAGTCTTAGCATTGCCGCTGCTAAACAATCTCTTGCTACAGCTTGTACAATGTTTTCGACGAGCTTTCCGCCGTAGGTTTCAACTCTGCCCCAGGTATTCTTAACCTGATCCATACCGTCGTACTCAATTGACTCGCTACCAAATCGGTTAAGACCTATTCTAGGTCTTGCATAGGCAAGTCTACGGCCAGACGGTAATTCGATAAACATAAAGCCTTTTGATTTAAAGAACTTAATATTACCTTGCCTAATTCGCACCGGTTCTCCGGTTTTTACGACTTGCTTGGCGGCATTATCTGCGTCTTTCCAAAACCTCGTAATACGTGGACTAGCTCGTCGCCAAGCTTCGATGATACCAGGTAACTCCTCTTCAGGAATTTCACCTTTTGTATCCATCGACTTCATGGCTCCTACACCGCCCCCATAGCCGAGCGCTAGTTCTGCTACCTTGCCCTTTTGTCGCAAGTGGCCATTTACGCCGTGCTTTTCGACCGGTACGTGGAACATGCTAGAAGCCGATGCGCAATAAATGTCACCACCCTGCGCAAATACATCTTGTCTCCACTGCTCGTGAGCGAGCCAGGCGATAACACGTGCTTCAATAGCGCTGAAGTCGGCTACTATAAAGCGGTGTCCATCCTCTGCCACCAAAGCTGTACGAATGAGCTGCTTGATCACGTCGCCAGGGTTTCCATATAGTAGGTCTAGCAATTCTACATCTCTACTTTTAAGAACTTCCCTTGCCGTATCTAAATCTTCTAAGTAGTTACGAGGGAGGTTCTGCAGTTGTACTACACGACCTGCCCATCGTCCACTTCTCATAGCTCCGTAAAACTGGAGCATGCCGTGGATACGACCATCTGAACATACCGCATTTTTCATGGCCAAGTATTTTTTGATGGAGGAGTTACCGAGCACCTGTCTATTTTGCAGTACTTTGCGCACATCAGAGGGGATATCCTGTGCCAAGAGGTTTGATACATCGTCTTTTCGCATAGTATCTAGATCGTATCCTAGCCTTTCAGATAGCCACTCTTTCAGCTGCATGGTACTATTGGGGTTCTCTAATCCAGTCAATAACTTGGACGACTCAGTCGCTTCGTCCACGATTTCGTCGTTGCACGCAAGAGCCGCATCGACGAGATCCATATCTACTTTCACACCGCGCCAGTTGATATCTTGGTCTAGTAGCCAGTACTCATGCTCGATAGCAGGGGGCTTTAGTGATAATAGACGTTTACGAATTGCCTTCTCTACTACTACGTCTTGCCTGTTATACTCAATGTATTCCTCCCATTTGTCAGGCGCATCCTCTGGCATATTTCGTGTCTTAGGATTTGCTTTGGTAGGCTTACGTGGTACAGAGAAGAATTGGATTAACCGTTTACCTCTTGAGTCCTTGGCTTCTCCTAATTTCAAAGCCTTAGATACATTGTCGAGACTTGCCGGTAGACTGCAGTATAACGCTAATACAGACGTACATTCCCAATTTGTAAAGTCAGCATCTGGGAAGTACTTTTTAAGGCACAACATTTCAAATGCCGCGTTGAATGCGGTCTTTGTAATTTCCTTGTTATACAAAGCGTCCACCACCCTCTCGGGCAGTGGATCCTTTGTCATATCAATGACTTCGACTGGTTCATCAGCAAAGCAGTAAGCAAAGAGCAGTATTTCAAATGTCTCATCATCAACGTATCGCTGTGCTCCGAATTTAATCGGACAGTCGCTGTACGTTTCCACATCAATACTGAGCTCCATAATTGCCTCCTTAGATTAAATCGTCATCGTCGTCTAGGTCGCCTAAATCATCGCCAAAGTCGTCAGCGGATACATGAACACCACCAAGACGTTCGCCATCTTTGACTTTGCGAATACCATTTAGACCAAAACCTACGCCTTTTTTACCATTGAAATTATAAGCGAATACAGAAAGTGCGACCTGGGCATATACACCGGAATAGATTTCTTCTTCGATATCGAAATCATCCATCTTGATTTTGTCACGATTAAATACGATAGGTTGCTTATCACTATTCGCATTAATGAAGAATTTATCAGCGTATACTTCTGGTTGGTCAGCTACTGCTTCATCCGTATCACCATCACGCAAGTTCAATTTTAGGTAAGCTGCTTTGCCTTCCACCTTAGCCAGTGCTTTTGGATCTGCTTTAAGTTCTTCAATCGCACGTTCGAAAGCTTTGATAGTCTTTTTATCGGTTTTATCAATAATGATTTGGGAGCTATATTTTGCTTTGCCGTCGTCGTTTTTACGAGGTTGAGCGATGTTTGCATAGGAAAGTCTTACTACACCAGTTGTCAATTTAGCCATGTTACTGTCTCCTTAATTCTTAAAGGGGTTACAATTATATTCGAACCCTATTACTGTGTTAAATAAATTATCTAATTCGTCTTCGATATCGGACCTTTCGTCGTCTAGTCGAATCCATTCATCGTCCTCTTCCCAAGAATATTTAGCTGTGTCTATTTCTTCTTGGTAGTAGCGTTCTATCGCCTCGCATTTAGCTTCTACTGCGCAGTATCGAGTGTGTAAGCTGGTTGCATAGGCAATAGTGATTTGATAGAGCTCGTCGAGGTAATGCCCTCGCTCATAAAGCTCTTTAGCAATTGCTTTTACTGTAACGACACGCATGCTACACCTCGTCGTCGAACTCATTCGCCATCGCTTCTGCGGTATTAATCGCAGGGCGTTTGTCGCTTTCAGGTACAAGCGCAGGCTTGCCCTCTGGTTTATCGATATAGGCTTCTAGGTATTCAGCAACTCCCTTTTTACCGAGAACCTTCTGCAGATTAGTGATACCTTCGAGTTCGCGAGGTTTAAAGATGTCCTCTTCCTTATAACCGTTATCGAGTAATGTTTTAGCAGCGGCTTCCGGATCCGTGATAGTACGTCTTGATGTACCTTCTACTAATTTATATCCAGGCCATTGCTTTTCACCGGATAAGGCTTTCTCGTAAGCGAAGTCGTAAACACCTTTAATCCATTTTGTGATTAAGTCCTTCATCCCCAGGATGTCAGATACTTCACGGTCAGTGAGTAATTGATTAAGCTTACCGCCATCTTTGTAGAAAGCAGCAAGGCAAGTATCTGCTAAGGTCCTACAAGTATGTCGAGCTTTACAAAAATTGCAATAATCGCACGGCGTACATTCACCCTCACCGTTAAAGGCACGTTGCGCGATAGGCTTGATGTCTTCACCCCAATCAAGTAGTTCTTCAAGAGGCATTTCATCGGTAGACACACTATCGAGTCTTGGCTGTACGATTGTCATGCGAACTGTTTTAATGTCGTACAGGAACTCGTTCACATCGTAAGCACCTAATGCGTAAAGCCGCATTTGTGTGTTTTCAACGGCGCTAACAGGAACTCCCTTACCATATTTCAGGTCAATCACTTCCAGTATGCCGTCAGCTACGATGACCATATCACCAGTGCCAAAGCCTTCGGGTACCCATCTAGAAAAGTCTAGCCGTGCTTCAATCATGACTTCTGCATCAGATGAACGAGCACGAGCCTCGTTCACCTTTTCTTCGCAAATGTCCACATAGCGGTTAACCGCTTCTACCATTTCAGCAGAGTGTTCATGCTTAGGTAATTTCTTACCTTCGAGCTTATGTCGCAGGATTGATTCTGCCAGGTCGTGGGCTATAGTACCTTCTGCAGCATAGGGCGATTGTTCATCTGGGAACATCGCCTCCAATCTTGCTGAAGGAGTACATACGAGCCACCTGGCGCTACTTGATGCACCGAGTAAGGCGTGCTTCTTAGCCACGACTAGCCACCCATTCCATGATTTGGACACGTTGTTCATCGGTAGCAGATGTTACTTTTTCCGCACCAATGCTATCTAGGAACGCCTTGAATTCTGTTTTAGCTTGCGTCTTGTCCGCAGCTTTGGCCATCACATCTTTTACGGCCTCGCGCGTTTCTTCAAGACTAGGAATGGATTGCTTTTCTTCCTTAATAGGTTCATCTTTCACTGGTTCCTGTTTAGCAGGGGTTTCTACTTTAGTAGCAGTCTTTGCTTTTTTAGCCTTAATTTCTTCCTTAGCTTGGTCGATAGCATCGGCTTTATCTATAGAAGAACCTACAATAGCTTTATAAAGGTTCTTGATTTCTTGATTTAATTCATTAGCTGTTTCTACTGTGATTTTTAATTCGATCATTTTTCCGTATCCTTCCTGTTTAACTATGTGATAAACTTTGCTTGCATTTTTTTTGATACTATTCATATGAATCCTCAGTTTGGGACTTCAAGGTTTCATACTCAGTAAATAATGCTGAGAATTCTGGGTTATCTTTTGCAAGTAACCGATACATGGTCATACGTTCGGCATTCTTAGCATTTTGTTCAAGTTTCTTTTCGATGTCCTCCAGCTTAGCTCGATCACTTTCGCGTTTATCGCATTTAGAGGTATCGATAACTGCAATGACCTGCTTAATGACGTTCCCTTTAAAGCCGTATTTCCGAACGGTATCGAGGTCTTTTGCTTTTTTCAAAACACGAGCAACGCCTAAGCCGTTTCTTGATTTAACAACAACCCAATCACCAACACCAATGTTATCGATTGGAATATTTGTATCGGATTCGTAATATCTAAACCAAAATTCATCTGGGCTATGTACAGGTGTGTTATTTTGCCAGTAATAATCACTGGTATCGTAAGTAACTAATAAGAATTCCATAAGATGTCCTTTCTGTGGTATACTTTAAGTGGATATTTTTCTAATTTGAGCTTGTTGATGTTGCCGCATCATCAGGCTCATTTTTTATACCCAAATCATCGCATTCATCAGGAATGCAGTAGTCTCGCTTTGGGCAGGTACTACAATTTCGCAATTTAATCACCTCCTTATATGCATTTAAGAATCATGCGAATCTCTTGTCCTACTAGAAGTCTATCTTTGAACGTATCTTGCGCTCGGAAGTCTTCCATGTAAACCTCAAGCATTTCGCGATATATTTGAGCCTTAAGCGTTTCGGGGGCATCTACTACCTCCCTATATGGTTTAAGGATTTTAACTGGTGAGCCGAAGGAGTAATCTATAAAGCCGCGTATCTTCAATTTTGCTTTGATGTTACGGACTTTATCATTTGGCCCTCCTAGTAAAGCCATCACTTCTTCATTCGTTTGTACGCCGCTATCATTGTAGGCGTTATACAAAATTTCTTGTTCTGTCATATCTGTTTCCTCTGTTTACGGGTTGATGTATTTCTTTGCAGTCGCTACATATAAGTAGGGGCTTACCTGTTAAGTACGACCAATATGTATAAAAACTTTTAATCCTTTTATTACAGAATGAGCAGCGCTTATCGTTCATACTCCTTTAGTTCCTTTAACCAATAACCAGTGAGTAACCAAAGAGTAATGCCCAGTAGCCCCTGGCAGAACCCAGTCCATAAATCGATACGGTCAATATCTATAGAACCAACGGTGCCAACTACTAATATGGCTGCGATAACACGAAGCACATAAAATACTTTCATCATGTCTATTCTCCTATCCTCGCCTGGCATCGTTTCGCTAGCCATGCATTAAATGACTCAACGTGGATAAGGCGTTTACCCCCGCGTTTACCAATCCTCATCGACGGGAAGTCAAAGTCTTGCGCCCATTCCCGAATAACTGTTTCAGGCACACTGGCAAGTTTTGCGGCTTCCGCTACTGTAATACACATCTTATTCATATGTACCTCCTAGCAGCCACATGCTAGCCTGAACATCCATACTAGAATGAATACGCTTATACTGGAGGACACGCTTATTGCTAAAATCCATAAGCATATTGAACATAATTCATAAAGTGACTCTTTATTCATAGCTACCTCCTATTTCCGGTCAAGTTTAGGGCTATAGTAATCGGTTTCCCAAAAGTCCGTGTTCTCCCCATCATCGACACATAACGCATAACAGATACCAGCGACTGTTGACATTTGCACTGACCGTCCGCTGATAGCTCGGTTTAATGTATCCCTCGATATTTCAGCTTTCTTAATCAGATCAGTCTTCGTCATACCTAACTCGTTCATTCGCTCCTTAATAGATTCGCCGAACATCCTAGTTACGAATTGTTTCATACTTCCGACCTCCTTTTTCATTGATTAGCGGTCTTTTTGGATATATAATAGAAAAAAATGTAACTTTCTAAATCAACAAAAAGATACATAAGTTTCTTTTTAAGTTACATCTTTCGCAAAAAAAATTGAAATAGGATCAGATATATCGAGTAAGATAATCATCTTCTCAATTTCATCAGACCCAAAAACACCCTTTTTCAACTTTAACGAAAAAGTTTTAGGCGTCATCTTTAATTTTTTTGCAACTTGCTTTTGTGTCAAGCCCTTTGTGACAATCAAGCCCTTCAAAGCATTCGCATTAACCACCTATACTCGCCTCCTTTCTTTATCTTCTATGGACATAATATCATTGCTTCTGTAGCTTGTAAAGTCATTTTTGTAACTTAAAATAACATACTTGTTGATTTTAAAGTTATTTTATGTTAATATAATTTTACATTCATTTTATTTATAATAATTTAAAAAGAGAGAAAAATTATGGACAATTCTATTGCTGATAAATTAAGAATTTTGAGAGAAAGCAAGAGGCTTACACTTGATCAAGTAGCGAAAAAATTAAAAACGACAAGACAGACTCTATTCAAATATGAAAATGGTATAGTTACAAATATTCCATCCGATAAAATTTCTGAATTGGCTGAAATATATGGGGTATCCCCTGCTTATTTAATGGGCTGGGACGATATCCCAAATCGAGGCAGTAATAATACAAACACCGACGCAAATATAAAAAACAATAGGGGTCTTTATAAAGCAGAAACGGCTATGTCCTTAATATCGGATCACCCATCTTCTGCTGTAACATTCACTTTCACCACCGCAAATGAAGAAGGCCTCGTACCGTACACCGTATCCGACAATGCTTTTGCCCCTAGAATTCAACAGGGAGATAGCGTTTTTGTCTCTGCGCTTAATCAAAATGAAGTGTTAGTTCCGTATAAAACTGTATTAGCTATTCACACTGTAGATAGTAAGGGCTCCAAATTTAACCCTTTCACAGTCTTAAGGCTATTCTATTATACTCCAGATCGTTTGGGGATTATTACCTATGCTCCAGGAACGTTCAACAATCAAATACCGCCAGTTTACTATCCTTTCAGTTCAATAAATACAGATACACCTTTAATAGGCGTCGCAAGATCTATATCATTTAATATTCTTTAAGCATTTGTGCGCAAAGAAATACTTAAAGAATATGTAAAAAAGGGAGATTAAAAATGAAAAAAGTGTTAGTAACAGGGATTTTATTAGCTACTTTATGCATTACAGGTTGCGGAGGCCCTGTCGATAATATCAAGGATGCTACAGGACTCACACAAGAACAGTCACAACAAGTGCTTGCCGATTTACAAAGTGTCGGGGTTACTGATTTCGGTGAAGTAAATAAGGCTGACGGGCAAAAAGATGTATATTATGTAGTTGATGAAAAGTACGGCCAAACTTTCTTCCGCATCAAAAATAATAAAGTTAGTGAAATCGAAAATAGCTTTTCGACAGTCTACAAAAATGGCGAAAAGCTAGGTGCTATTGACGATGTATATATAAGCAATCAGCAACAAGGAGAATATCGAGTTGCTGCTAAAGAAGCCGTGTTATCCAAATTAAAAGCTCCTTCTACTGCTAAAATTGACATAAAGCAAGTTATCCGTTATAAGAACAGTGTTACTGTCCGGGGCACTGTCGACGCACAGAACGAATTTGGCGCAATGATCAAAGGCACGTTCTTTGTTAAGATACTCGCAGATACAGGCGCAGTAGATTCGGTCAGCGTTAATAACTTCTAA